CTAGGCCGCGTGCTGCGCGCGCGACTTGGGTGTGATGGGGTTGTCCTTCCACCACGCCCACAGCGCGGCGCCCACGTTCCACACGAGCGCGACGAGCTGGTTAACCGTCTCGTCGGCGATGGGGATGGTATCGACGCCGAACATGACCAGGCATGCGTTAATCAAGCCGAGCAGCAGCACGAGGGCGCGGGCGATGGTGGTGGCGCTGATTTTGGGTGTGTCGGTCATGGTCATTCCTCCTTGTTGGTGGCGGTGATGTCGATTTGGAGCGTGTCGAGTTTGGCCTTGACGGCGGTCTCGACGGTGATGGCGATCTGGTCGGGGTCGGCACCGATGCTCTTGGCGAGCGTATCTAGGGCGGCTTGCAGGGCCGTGACGGTCGCTGCAAGCTGCGCGATCTGTCCGCTGATGGCGGGCAGCTGGATGGAGTCGATGCCCTGGAGTCGGTCGCGGGCCTGTGTCTTGTTGACGCCGAAGCTCCAGACGCGTTCGCCGACGGTCTGGACGATGTTGTTGGCCGCTTGGTCGATGCCTTGGATGCGGTCTCGCATGAGGGTGCCGTTCTGGTTGAAGTTCCAGACCGCTTCCGCGATTTCTTGTGCTGATGGCATGTCGTCTCCTTCCCACCGTAGGTAACAGTCCCACGGGTAGTTGTAGTAGTTGCTGATGTTGGTTTCGCCGCCGGTCTGGTCGCCGGCGGTGCCGGTGATGGTGTTGTTTTCCGAGATGCTGGCTTGGGCGAGCAGGCCTCCGCCCAGGCTGACGGCGACGTGATGAGTGTCGTTGAGGAGGATGTCGCCGGGTTCGGGGTTGCCGTTCGGGGGTAGTCGGGCCCAGCCCCGTGCCGTGAGATTCACGCTTAGATTGCCGGTATATCCGGCGGTCCCGGTGTCGAAGCCGGCCTCCCGTAGACAGTGGATGACCAGGCTTGAGCAGTCGCAGTTGCCTCCGGCAGGGTCGAAGTTCCACCGGTCGGTCTGGTCGTAGCCGAGGTTCGCGTCCCTGCACCAGTAGGTCATGCGGTCGATGAGTTTGCGGATGTCTCCCATATGGCTCCTTTCGTCAGCCGTCGCGTTCGAACAGGTCGGCGGGTGGTTCCGGCGGTGGCGGGCCGAGGCCTTTGTAGATGTGGTCGACGAGGCTGCGGTTCCAGAGCCAGAGGCGTTGGTTGTCGGCTATCGCGTCCTGGATGATTTGGGCCTCGTCGAACCGGGCTCTGTGGTGTTGGGCGAGGGCGCTGACGATGACGCCGAGCCCGGTGCCGGCCACGCCGACTATCGCGATGATGATGTCCTCGCTCAAGTCAGCGTCCCGCCTGCCACGAGGTTTCGATCAGTACCCATGTATCGGCGGGAATCTTGTTCATCTGCACGGTCGGACGATCGGTTTGGAAAACGATGAAGCAGTTAATCACCGTGTTGATGGGGATGAACTTCGCTTCGGCGTCGGACATGAAGTAGGGGTCGTTCTCGAAGAGCCCATAGCCGATATCCACGGTGCGGGCGGCGTGGGCGCGGATGGTAAGGGTGACGGTGCCGTTCTGCTCGGTGAGCTTGGCGGCCTGTACCTGGTCGAAGATGGATGTGCCCCCTGGTTCGACGAATTTCAGGTCGCGGCTGTATTCGGGCCAGTAGGTGTTCTGGCCGGTGCGGATGAGCTTGGCGGCGATGTTCGCCCATATCTGGTATCCGGCCTGTTTCATGTGGATGTGGCCGTCCGCGGCCGTGGTGGGGATCATCTGACCCCATCGGTGGACTCCCTGCATGAGCACGACGCGGCCGTTGGTGGTGGCGGTCAGCGCGAGGGCGGCGGTGTTGATGCTGTGCAGGCAGGTCATGCGGTTGTGGATGCCGAGGCCGAGGCCGCCGGCGACGGGGAACACGTAGGTGACGGCTTCGGGCGCGTCCGTGGCGATGCTGTTGAGCAGCTGGGTGACGGCGGCCGAACAGTCGGTGTTGTTGTCGTTGACGCCGCCGATGACGAGCACGAGGTCCACGTCGCTCTTGTTCGCGGCGCGATCCCATTGTTTGGGGAACGTGTTGGTGCCGCCGACGGTGTAGCCGCTGCCGGACACGGCGAGGTTCTGCACGGTGGTCACGCCGAGCATCGAACAGATGTTCTCTCCGATGCCTTGTCCGTCGTGTTCCTTGCCGTCGTAGTAGCCCTTGCTGAGACTGTCGCCGATGATGACGGCGTTATGGTAGCGGTTACCGCGCCGGCGCCATTGGTCGAGTGCCGCGCCGGTCTTGGTGTCGGGGGCGGTGATGTTGTCGGCCATGTTCTGGTCGGCGAGGGTGCCGGCCTTCGCTGCCGCGGCCTCGGCGCGGGTGGCGGCCGCGCTTGCGGTGGTCGCGGCCTCGTCCACACGCTTGGTGATCTCGGCGGGCATGCGGTCGATGTTGTCGTCGATGCTCTTGGCCATGGCCTTGAACTGCTGGGGCGCGAAGCGCACGAGGTCGTTGGCTCCGGGGTATTTGATGTGATGGCGTGGCGTGGTGGGCATGTCTGCCGGGTTGAACTCCGCCCGTGTGGTGTCTGCCATGGTTTTCCTTCCTATTGTTCGAAATATGTGATCTGCCCGAATTCGCCCCATGTGAACACCGTGGCCGTCCACGGGAGACCGATGGGGTCGAGGTCGGCCCACGTGCTCAGTTCGCTGGGGATCATGGGCAATGGGGTGATGGTCAGCTCGTTGCTGAGGTCCGGCTCGTCGCCGTCCCATGCGAACGAGAGGGTGCCGCCGATGGCGAGCCATGCGCCTGCCGTGACCGGCGAGCCGTTCGCGTCCAAGAGCTTCGTGTATCTGGTGGAGGCGAAGGCCAGCAGGATCGCGCTCGGCTGCAACGTGTGCTCGTACAGGTCGAGGTCGATGTCCCTGCTGGAGATGGTCGGCGCTTCGGGTATCGGCTTGAGGGTCTGCGTGGCGAGCCAGTCGGCCCACTGGTCGCGCTGCGCGTCGCTTGGCTGCCAGACGGTGCCGGGCCAGTGTCCGCCGCTTTCGTCCACGCTCACCGCGTCGGTCTCGAACGTTACGGCCTCGATGGTCTCGGTGAGATTCTGGGGCAAACGGCCTCGGTCGGTGACGGTCGCCTCCGCGTCCTCGAATGTCACCTTCTGGTCGTTGTCGTCCCATTTGGCCTTGCGGGTCTTCAACGTGACCTGCGCCACGGGGTCGGGCAACGTCATGTCGGTTTCGTTGATGCGGATGTCCGAGGCGTAGAGCGCCTTCTGCTCCATGCCCGCGCCCTCCACGCTCAGGGTGCCGTCGCCGTGCAGGGTGATGCTTGCCTTGTCGCCCGCGTAGCGTGCCGCGAGGTGTTCCGAGCCGTGCTGGTGGGTCTCGTACCACAGGGCCACGTCCGGCAACGGGGCGGCGAGCTTGTGGAGCACAGTGGACAGGTCTGGCATGCTGTCGAGGTCGTATGGCGCGGGGTAGGGCGCGTACTGCTTGAGGTAGTCGATGCTGTCGGGGTCGAGCGGCGGGCAGCCGAGCCCGTTGATCCTGCGGCCGATTTCGTCCACGCGTGCGCGCGCGTCGCCGGTCCAGTGCAGGTCGGGCAATGCCGGGTCGGTGGGTCCCTGCTGCGTGGTGCGTTTCAGTCGCACGGTGAGGCTGTTGGCGTACAGGTCGAGCAGGTAGGTGCCGTTGCCGCGCTGGGTGATGGTGCCGCCCGTGGTGATGTTGCCAATGAACAGGGTGAGCGCCGTGGGGTCTGGCGGCTCGGTCGGGTCGGGCGTGTGAAGCTGGTGGAAGTCGGCCCATGTCAGTGCCGGTGGCGTTTCAACCCATGGCGTGCTGCGGTTGAGGTCCTGCCACAGTGGCATGCGTGACAGTTGGATCAGCACGGGCATGCCGGCGATGCGGGTGGCGTTGCCCGCGAGGTCGCCGGTGCGGTCCATGAGCTGGAAGTGCAGCACGTTGGGGTCGGGCTGTTCGTCCAGCTTGTCGGTGCCCCACTCGATGGTGAAGCCGGCGAGTCCGGCCGTGGCTCCCGCGTGGCCGGTGACGTTGACGTAGCCGCCGCCGGTGTCTATGTACATGACGGGTTGCCTCATGCGCGGCACCTCCGTTTCGCGTAGCCGTTCAGCAGTTTCTCGATGGCCTTGGCGGTGCCGTCCGGGTCGGTCACGAGCCCGTCGATGTGGACCTCGTAGTTGTTGACGACGGTCTGGTCCGCCGCCGCGCCACGGGTGGCGTTGACGGTGGCGTTCATGGGCGTGGAGGCCAGCGTGGCGTTGACGCCCGCTATCGCGCTGCGCACCTTTCCGTCGAAGCCTGTGCGGATGCCTTGGGCGAAGCCGTCCATGATGGCGTTGCCGTGGGGGATGAGCAGGCGGCGGTCGTAGCTGATGGGGCCCTTGTGCGAGCTGATCCAGTCGGCGATGCCTCCCACGAAGCCGGTCACGCCGTCCCATGCGCTTTTCAGGCCGTTGAGGAAGCCGTCGATGATGCTTTTTCCGGCGTTCACGAGCAGGCCGGACACGTTGCCGATGGCGGACAGGATGCGGCCGGGTAGACCGCTGAACCATGTCACCACGCCGTTGAACGCGTTGGTGGCTCCCTGCGCGGCGTTGCTGAAGAACGCGGCTATCCTGCCGGGGAGCTGCTGGAAGAAGGCGATGATGTTGTTGACGCACTGGCCCATGAACGCGGTGAACTGCGCCCATATCTGCCGGCCCATGTTGGTCTGGGTGAAGAACCACACCAGCGCGGCCACGAGCGCGCCTATGGCGGTGACGACGATTATCACGGGGTTGGCGTTCATGGCGACGTTCAGCGCCAATTGCGCGATTTCCGCTGCGGTGGCGGCGAAGCTGAAGCCCTGCAACGCGGTGACCACGGCGCTGATGACGCTGGCGACCTTGAACGCGGCGAAGCCTCCGCCGATGGCCACGAGAGCGCCCGCGATGGGTTCCGCGTTGGCGCTTACCCATTCGCCGAACTGGGTGAGCTTGTCGGCCAACGCCTGGATGACTCCGGCCGCGCCGTTGAACGCCTCGCCCAGTTGGGTGCCGACGCTGCCCGCGTCGGACAGTCCCTGCAAGCCGGGGGCGATGGCGGTGGCGATGTCGGCGAACGCCTGCCCCAAGGCTCCGAGCGCGTCGCCCACGGCCTTCACGGTGTCGGACACGGCCTGGAACGCGCCGGTCTGGCTGAGCGCGTTGATGAACGTCTGGAGGTTGCCGGTGGCGGTCTGGGCGAACTGGCCGATGCTGTCGGCGGCTTCGGTGAGCGCTCCGGTCACGGCGGGCTTGAACAGGTTGAACGCGTCGGTCAGGCCTCCGGTCACGGCGGCCTCCAGATTGCCCAGCGCGCCCTCCATGGTCTGGGTGCTGGACGCGGCCTGTTTGGCCACGTCGCTCATGCCCAGTTGCATGATGGCCTGGTTGAACTCGTCCGCCGAGATTTCGCCCTTTTCCATCGCGTCGCGGAAGTTGCCCGTGTACGCGCCGTTCTTGAGCATGGCTTCCTGGAGCTTGCCGGACGCGCCGGGGATGGCGTCGGCCAACTGGTTCCAGTTCTCGGTGGTCAGCTTTCCCGCGCCTGCGGTTTGGGTGAGCATCATGGCCACGCTCTTGAACGTGTCGGCGTTGCCGCCCGCCACGGCGTTCAGGTTGCCGGCCGCTTCGGTCAGGCCGGTGTAGTCGCCGATGCCGTTGGCCGCGAGCTGGGCGGTGGTGTTCTGGATGGTGCCGAGGTCGTACACGGTGCGGTCGGCGTAGTCGCGTGCCGCCTGCGAGGCCTTCTGCACGTTGGACGTGTCGATGCCGGCGAAGTTCATGGTCTGCACGAACTTGTCGGTGCTGTCGCTCATGTCCATGACGGCGGAGCCCAAGCCGCTGAGCTTGTTCCACAGGGCGGTCACGCCTTTCAGCGCCGCGCCGCCCATGAACGAGCCGAACGCGGCGGCCTTGCTGGTGGCCTTCTGGAACGCCTTCACCGCGTCGTCGCTGTTGCCGGTGATTCTCACCGACATGATCGCGCTATGCGCCATGGGTCGCCTCCCTCATTTGCTCGGCTTCGGTTTGCAGGATCTCCAGAGCCGTGGCCCAGTCCGCCTCGGTGGCCTTCCGTCTCCATTCCCACGGGGTGCCGCCGAAGTAGCGGGCCAGCAGGCACGAGAGACGGCCCAGCGAGTCGTCGGGCCACGGGCTCAGGCCGTAGGGTTTGCGGGGTCCTCGGCTTCCTGCGCGTTGCTGATGTCGGCCACGGTGTCCAGCCATGCGTCGAAGTCGAGCGTGGTCCGGCCGCAGAATCGCGTGGCGGCGAAGATGATGTAGTTGCTTTTGCGGATGATGCTGGCGTTGCCGTCCGCCCATTTGTGGGCCTGCGCGTATTCCTCCGCCTGGCAGAGCGCGCGCATGGTCGGGCGGATCTCCTCGGTGTGGCCGTCCGTGTAGGTGACTGTGAATTTCTGCATGGTTATGCTCCCTTGACCTGGCTCATGGTCCTGTCGATGAATTGCTTGTAGAGGCGCTGCCATGCGCCCTCGGTGGAGGCCACGCCGTTGTTGACGAACAGGCGGGGTTTGATGCGTCTGGCGGGCCAGCCGTAGTTGATGACGCCCGCGTAGGGCACGCTTTTGCGTCCGGCGCGGATGACGCCGGCCTTCTGCGTGGCTCCCGCGCGGACGGAAGAGGCCAGCCGTCCGGTCTTGCCGCGTGGCGCGAGCGAGCGGACGGCCGGCAATGCGATGTTCGCGGCCTGCCTGTTGACTTCCTTCAATTCCTTCATGTCCGCGCCTGCCTTGCGCATGGTGGACACGAAGCGTTTCTGTCCGACGACGTAGGCCGCTTTGTCGGCCATCAGTTGCCGCCGCCGGATGCGGGCGTGGACAGCGCCGCGTGGGCGATTTCGGTGGCGGGGAAGCTGAAGTCGTTCGTGTTCTTGTTTTTCACGTCGCCGCCGATGCTCACGGCGCTCACGTTGACCTTGCCGGTCCACTTGATCTTGCCCTTGTTGTTCGGCACCCACTCGAACGGCATGGTCTCGCCGGAATGGTCGAAGCACCACGCGCTGAGGTTGTCGGTGTCGAAGTCGTCCACGATGGTGCCCTCCAGCGTCCAGTCGGTGCTGGTGCTGGTGTCCTGCGAGCCGTCGAGGAAGTTGACGGGGTCGTCTGTGTTGTTCGACGCGACCAGTTGCACCTTGGTGACGTTGGCGCTGAAGTCGCGGCCGTCCCCGGTGTCGGTGATGGTGAGGCGTCCGGGTCCCAATGTTCGTACCGCTGCCATGGTTGTGTTCCTTTCGATTACATGGGGTTGAGTGTGATTTCGTAGGCGGCGAGCGTTCCGGCTCCCGCGAGGTCGAAGCCGACCGGCGTGGCCGTGGCCATGTTCACGTCGGCGAGGTGCAGGATGTCCATGGCCTGGTGGATCAGGTCGTAGCCGCGCGCGTTGGTGTTCGGCGTGCCTGCGACGGCCAGCAGTTTGAACGTCACGTCTGGCTCCAGAGCGTCCCAGCCGTTCCATGCGAGGTCGGGCGGCATGATGACCACGCTGACCTTGCCGGGCGATGGTTTGACCAGCGTCGGGTCGGTGGTGACCTGGAGGATGAGGCCGTGGCCTGCGTCCGTGATCCGTTCGGCGAGCTGTTCGGCGAGTTCTTCGGTGCGGCTCATGCGATGCCCAGTCCTGCGGGGATGCCCGCCGCCCTGAGTTTGGGCCATGCGGTCCTGAGTGGGTCGGTGGGGATGCGGAACGGTTCCACGCCGTCCGTGATGCCGACGATGCCGTTTCTTGCGTCCTTGGCCTGCCAGAGGTCCAAGGCCACCGACAGCGTGCAGTCGTCCACCACGTCCTTCGGGATGCCGTGGCCGTCCACGTGCGGGCTGAGGTAGGCGCGGGCCGCGCTGAGTCTTGCGGCGAGGGCGGGCCGGTCGTCGGTGTCGAGCGTTCCGGCCTGCCTTGCGAGTTCGTCCAGTAGCGGGTCGTCTGCCATCAGGCGGCCGGTTTCTCCGCGACGTTCAGCAGCGTGCGCACGGCAGCCGCGTCGCGTGCCTTCAGGATGTTCTTGCCGATGTCGGTGGCTCCGCCGAGCGCGTCAACGGTCGGGGCGGCCGGCGTGGTCTGGCCGTCGATGGCGGCGCGCAGTTCCTTGATGGCCGCGATGATCGTCGGCTCGAACGCGGGGCCGTAGTCGGTTTCGGGGATGTTGGGCAATGGGGTGTTCCATGATGCCATGGTTGTGTTCCTTTCGGTCAGTTGGATGCGGCGGCGAACTTGATGGGCAGGATGCCTTCGGGCAGGGTCACGCCGAAGGCGGCGTAGCCGTACACGCTGAAGTCCTTGGTGAGGTTGAGCACGTTGTCGTCCTGGAGCTGGAACGGGCTGTTGCCGTTCTCCCACACGGTGACGGCGCTCTTGTCGAGGAACGCGGCGGTGCCCGTGTCGGCTCCGGGCATGAGCACCACGGGCACGTTCAGCAGCGAGCCGGTGATGTCGGTGGTGTCGATGGTGCCGAGGCGGTCGATGCCGCCGCCGCTGATGTCCATGAACCGGTCGCCGTCGTCGCTCAGGTGGGCGATGGCCTTGAACACGTCGCCGGACACGCCGAGGAAGTCGAGCGAGGTGTTTCGGTCCTCCACTTCAAGGCGTGCGTCGATGATGATGTCCAGCCAGTCGTTGGGGGTCATGGCCGCCAGCGTCTTGCCCGCGTCGATCTTGTTGGAGTCGGCCACGTCGCCGATGGCCCCGTAGAGGGCGATGCGGGTGGCTGCCTCGGTGTTCTTGGCGTAGGCCTTGACCAGCGCCTCCAGCGTCTTGTCGAGGTAGGGGATGCTGGCGCGTTCGATGGCCTGTCGAGAGAGGGACGTGTAGCCGCCGTAGGTTTCGATGGTCGCGGTGCGTGCCCCGATCTTGATTTCGCCGTAGGGCAGGTAGTCGCCTTCCTTGGCCTGGGTGCCGACCTGCGTGGTGTCCTCGGTGACGATGGGGTAGCTCAGCGTCTCGCCTTCGGACGGGAGGGCGGCGTGGCTCACGAGGTTGGTGATGCGTCGGCGCTGTTCGAGGATGCGCAGGGTGTTGCTGATCCATACCGGCTGCGGGTTGGTGTCGGCGAGGACGCCGCCCGTGTAGTCGCGCTTGCTGATCTGCTCGTAGTCGTTGCGGGCCTGTTCGTCGCCCTTGGCGAGCTGCTTGAGCAGGTGGCCGTAGGAACGGTAGGTGGCGGCGGGGTTCGAGCTGCCCCGGTTGGTCATGGTGGCGAGGCTTGCCTGGATGCTGCGCAGGGTGTCGGCCTGTTCGGCCTGTTCCGCGCGCACTTTTTCGAGGGTTTCGTTTTCCATGTGGTTCCTTTCCTGGTTGGTGTTGGTGGTGTCGAGGTTGCGGTGGCTTTCGACCTTGGCGTTCTGGTAGGCGGGCCAGCTCACGAGGCTCACCTCCATGAGTCGGACGCGGCGGCGGTGGGTCACGTTGTTCTCGTCGCGTTCGTCCTCCAAGGGGACGAAGCCGACGCTGAGGGAGTCCAAAGCGCCTTCGTCCATCAGGGCTACGGCGTCGCGGCCCAGTTGGGTGTCGGCGATTCTGGCGGTGATGTGGAGGCCGTCGTCGCGGTTCTCTGCCGAGGTGATGGCCCCGATCAGCTCGTTGTGCTGGTAGCAGAGCTTGGCGGTGTCGGAGTTGTCGAAAACGGTGTCACGGTCGAACGTCTCCGCGCCCTCCCACGGGTCGTTGTAGATGTCTCCGAAGGGCACGGCCACGCCCTCGATGGTGCGTCCGTCGCCTTCCGTGGCCTTGCGGAGGCGGAGCCCCCGGTAGGCGATTTCCCTGTGCTGTGTCATTCCTGTGCCTCCAAGTCGGTCGATGGTGCCGGGGTCTGTGATGCCGGAAGCGGCGGGCGTCCCTCCATGCCGCGTGCCTCGTCAACGGTGAGCACGCCGCACGCTATGAGGATCTGGTAGGTTTCGGCCTTGGTCTTGGTGTCCGACCGGCGCATGCTGTCCCAGTCGAGCTCCACGGTGGTGCCGCGTGGCAGCACCTCGCCCAACGCGAGTTCGATGGGCTGCGCGTAGGCCTCCAAAGTGAAGTCGGCGAACTGTATCCATTCCTGCTCGATGTTCGAGTAGGTGAGGTTCGAGCCCTCCACGGCGGCGAGCATGAGCGACGCGGGGATGCCCAAGAGTCGGGCTATCTGCGTGGTGTCGAACTGCTGCGTCTCCAAGAACTGCATGTCCTTCGGGCTCAATGCGAGCTGGGTGTATTTCAGGTCTCCGGTGAGCACCTTCACGTCGTCTACGTTGCGTTTGAACCCTTCCTTGACCTTCTCGGCCACCTCGTCGCTCAATGGCTTGGGGGTGCTGATGATGCCGGTCGGGTGCGTGCCCTCGGAAAAGTAGCGGGACTTGTAGTCGCGCGCGTCGATGGCTCCCTCGATTTCCTCGCGTGCCGCCTCGATGGGGCCCATGCCGCGAAGACGGCCCGGAACCTTTAAGAATCTGAGATGGATGATGTCGGCGGCCGTGTATTCGCGGCCCATGTATCCGTAGCGCTTGTCTGGGTTGGCGATGTCGCCGCGCGCGTCGCTCACGCTCACCAGCGCGGGCGGGAGGTTGCGCAGTCCGATGGTGGAGCCGTCCACGCCCTTGAGTCTCAGCCAGAAGGCGTTGCCGTTCAGCGCGAGGCCCATGACGGTTTCGCTGATGAAGTCGGCGCGCCATGTGTCGGGGTCGGGCCGTTCCACGATCCGCGCGGGCTCCACGGCCATTCCCCGGCGCAACTGGCGCACGGGCAGGCCGCTAACGGCGGTTTGCAGAATCTGCACGCCACGGAACACGACCGACATGTTCAGCGGGTCGCGTCCCACGGGCCTGCGGAACGGCGCGGTCGCCACGCTTGACACGCGGCTGGCGCTGCGCTTCACCGCGCCACACATGTTCGCCACCATCTCTCGTATGCTCATGCCGGACATGATGCCGCCCGTGGTTTCGACGTGCCAAAAAAAATCGGCCCAGAGCGGCCATATCGGACATTGGCGGCCATCAGTACACGGCGGGCGGGGTGTCGTCGGGCATGTGGGTGAGACCCCAGAACGCGAGGGTCGCGGCCTCGATGGTCGGGGCGTTCACGCCGGCCGCGCGGTTCCAGAGCCATGCGTCGCCGCTCATGCGCTTGCCCGCCAGTCCCGCGTCGTGGTCGAGGTCGGAGTCCGGCGCGTGGTTGACGGCGTGCTGGTCCAACGCGCTCATGAACGCCTGCGGAGCGGTCACCGCGTCCGCCGCCTTCATGTCCACGAGCTCGTAGCGTGGGATGCCCCACTCGTCCAAGCTCAGACGGAGCCGGTCGGCCAATGCGGCGGAGGGTCCGCGCAGGTCGATGCAGATGGGCGCGTGGTAGCGTTCCTGCAATTCGCGCAGGCGTTCGGGCGCGGTTCCGGTGCCGGGCAGCACGTCCACGACCTGCAAGAGCGGCACGGTGCCGGTTTCGATGCACGCGACTATGGCGGTGCCGACGCCGCCCATGGCCACGGCCACGCCGAAGCACAGGCGGCCGGTGGCGTCTGCCGGGTCCATCGCCTGCGCGGTGGTGTCCTGCCACAGTTGCGGATCTATGGCGCGATCGATGATGCCGGAGTCCCGGAGGTTTCCGAAGGCTCGGGCCCAGCCCGCCGCGTCCTGGCTGAACTGGCGGCGGAAGTCGGCCAGTTGGTCGTAGTCGAAGAGGTGGCCGGCTCCGGGATGATGCGCCCAGATGTTGTCCAAGTCCTCCGGGTCGGAGCCGAAGGGGATGCCGAAGTCGAAGAAACAGGTGCGGCCCATGGGTTCGCCCGCGTCCATCATGGCGCGCAGTTCGTCCAGCTTCGGGTTGAAAAACGTGGACTCGGCCGTGCCTTCGGTAGAGCAGAACGTGAGCCGTGGCCGCACGCCGGTGAGCTTCAACCTTGTGGTGGTGGTTGGGAGGAAGCCGTCTAGGATCGCTTTGGCCTTGTCTGCGGGCAACGCCCAGCACTCGTCCAAGGTCAGGGAGTCGCCCTGGAAGCCGTGGCCACCGCTGTCGGTGGTGCCGCCCGGCTGTATCGTGCTGCCGTTCTTCAACGTGAGGCACATGCTGCCGTTGCTCATGCGCTTGGAAGCGGCCAGCGGAGCCAACGGCGATTTGTCGAAGCCGGTGATGTATTCGCGGAACTGCTGCGAGGCGTCCTTGCCGGTCTGGGCCAGATACCAGACGCGCCGGTTCGGCCCCCACAAGGCGTTGCGGGTCTCGGTGGCGCGTTCGCGCGTGGTCTTTCCCGCCTGCCGTTGCACGGTGAGCACGAGGGTGTCGTAGTAGTAGGTGCCGGTGTCGGGGTCGATTTCACCGAACACGTCGGACACCATGCGCTGCCATGGCAGGAACGGGGTCCCCAACGCCTCGGCTATCCGGGCTTCCTTGCCTCCGTCGCTCGGTCGGGCGGGATTGCGCGGGGTCGCGTAGCGTGGTTTGAGGCTGGGGGTTGGTCTGGTGCTCATTTCGCCATCGCCGCCATGAGTTCCTCCAGCTTGCCGTCGCTGTGGGCTTCGGCGGGGTAGAGGCTTTCGAGCTGCTGGATGTAGCCGAGCAGCGAGGTCATGTTGCGGCTGATCTCACGGCCGCGATTGTTCTGCGCGTCGATGTTCCTGGCGATGCTCAGCATGCTGGAATAGAGGAAGTCGGCCATAGCGTTGTCGGCCTTGCCCTCCCTGAACCGGCTGATGAACTTCTCGGTCGCTTTTTCCTGCGGGCCCTTGATGATTCCGGCGTCCTCCATGCCGTCAAGTCCATGGAACTCACCCATGATTTTGCCTCCAAACCAAATTTGTTGTAGATTCCCTAATTGGCTAACGAATCAGTCCGAAAACGTGGGTGCCGTCCCTGTTTTCGGGCTTTTTTATTTGGTTTGTGGGGATAAGAAAATGGTGGGCGCGGGGTATCGGTGGTGGCTTCCGGCTTAAAAAACGTGGCCTACCATCGCGGCCTCGGCAGATTCAGCGGCGAAGACTGCGGCAATGGCGTTGATGGTTCGTCGTCTCGCAGTCCCAAGGCCGTGAGCCTTGCCCTTCTGGCCTTCTGTCTTGAGTCTATGCCAGCCTGGGTGATGCCGCTGCGATACCACTGGCGCAACGCCGCGAGCTCACGCCTTCCCGCCTTCATCTCCTCCAGCCTGTGAGTCACCGTGGCCTTGCCCGGATCACACACATGGATGTCGTAGTCCAAGGCCAGCCACTCGTCCAACAGGCGGGGACTGCGCTGGGTGCCGGGCAGCACCTTGACCAGCCACAGGCCAACGGGCTTGGCCAGCGTCACCGCGTTGCGGTAGGCTCCCTGCCACGCGCCGGCCGTGAGTTCCCTCACCGCGTCGGGCACTGGCTGGCCTGCGTCCATGCCGGGCATGAGCGCCTTGGCTATCTGGTCGTAGTCCACGATGATGTCGTCCGGCTTCATGTGCTCCATCACCCACGTGGTCTTGCCAGCGCACGGTGGGCCTATCACCGCGTGGATCACGCTGGGCCAACCCGATAGTATCCGCTCACGCCTCAATCCGTTGCAGTGCCTGCACGCGCGGCGCAGGTTCTTGACGATGGTGGGCCCGCCGAACACGTGGGGCACGATGTGGTCGGACGTGTCCCCGACCTTGGTGCATCCCGGCATGGCCAGCCAACAGTCGTTGCCGTACCTCGCCACCACCTCCGCGCTGATGGCTGGCGGCACCCTGAGTCGATGATCAACGCGCGGCATGCTCACGCCTGAACCTTTCCAGCCCTGCCAGCGGATAGCGGACGGTGCGGGCGGAATAGCGGACGAACACAGGGCCCGCGCCCTTGGCCTGCCTCCACCTGCGCAACTGCTTGTCGCTCACGCCCAAATACTCCGCCGCTTCCTTGGTGGTCAACCACACCTGCATCACCACCATCAGCGGGCCCACGCCTTCAACGACTGGAGCAGGTCGGCACGGTCGAAGACACGACGGCCACCCACACGCTTCGGCTTGAGCACGATGCCCTCGCTAATCAACTGCTGCATGGCATGGTCGCCGTCCGGGTCGGTCGTCGGGCTGATGCGATCCAGCTTCAAAATCCTGATGACGATGGAACGCTCCACGGTGTCCGTGCCGGTGGTGTCATACTCCAGCTTCGGAAGATTCCATTTCACCGCGTTCTTCATGTCCTTGGCACGGATGGCCTTGCTGGTCACATGCTCACGACGATACTTCTTCTTGACCTTCCTGCGCTTGCGTTCCTCGGTAGAAATGTAATCAACTGCATAGCCCATGATGTTGTCCCCAATCTGTGAGTAGGTGAGTGGATAAGTCTTGTGGATGAAACGTCTTGTGTATTTCGGATGGAAGGAGGTTAGAGCGGGGAACCCTATAGCGGAAAACAGGAAGCCAAAAGGCCTCATGAATTCCAAAGGGTTCCCGCATGTGAAGCATTTCGGCATGGTGCCAAGGCCGTCGCATGTGGTCAGCGGCGCAATGCCGCGACGAAGGTCTGGACGCGCAGCGCTGGCCGTGGCCAGCCGATGGTGCCGCTTTCGTCCCTGGGAACACGCCACACGCCCATAGCTGTAAACCCGCACGCCTCCCCGCTAGGGACGCTTCAACCACCACGCCACACGTGGTGTGTTTGTAACGCGCTAGGCAAGGCGCGGCCGGGTGCTTCATCACGCCTCGCACGCAACCGACGGTCGGCGTGGTCAAAGGCATATTCGGTTATCGACGGCGCAAGCCGTCACAGATCGCCGCCGCGTCTTCGCCGCACCGCATCGTCATGAGCCAACGAATCAGTCACGCACGAGCGCAACTGCTCCAACTGCGGGCGGGTCAGCACCACCGCCGCGCGAACATCACCGGAGTCGAACGACACACGGAAGATACCCGGATAGGCCTCGTAATTATCCACGCAGACCCTAGTAGCCGTACCCATACCGACTCCTCTCGTCATCGTCGTCCCACAGCCACCGCCAGAACGCGCACAAACCAACCGCCAGCAGCACCGACGGCAACACAGCCACGACGCACAGGCCACGCAGCACGGTCCTACAGATGGCGCGCATGCTTCGCCTCCCTGATGGCCCTGGCAATCTCACGATTGACCGTCACCAACTCACCCATCGACAACCCATCCACGTCCAACAACTGCCCACGGATGTCCGCGAGGACATGGAAACGATAAGGATTGCCACCATCGGTCACCCTGCAAAACACGTCAAACGTGTCGCTGGTGGACTCAGGCTTCAGATACGGCACGAGACACCTCCGGTTGTAGATTGAACGTCATGAATGGAATTACGAATTGGTTTCAAAACATCGACATGGGTGACCCGAACTGGGTCATGGCGATTTGCGCAATATTGACAATCATCGGTGGGGCGGGCGCGTTCATCGTCAAAAAACTTATTGGCCTCGTTAGCAAAGCGTCTCGGAAGGAAACACCAGCGGAAGGGCCTGCGACGCCAATCACGAATGACGAAATAGACGCCATGTTTCCAGCAACAACGCCGGCAACTCACAAGCCACCCATGCCGCCCAAGTTCAGAATCGACATCGACGAAAGCGGGGCGCGCTTCGTCCTCACCAACATCGGAGGCCCCGCGCGCAACATCTCCGTGTTTGCCGAAGCGGTCGAGGGAACCTACACGAACACATGGAACAGCCCTTTCGGAAGAACCGATAGCAAACCATGGGCGCTGTCCGACATTCATTTCTTCAACATTGAACTGCCGAAACTGCGCGAGGAGCGACAGCAAGGCGGCACCACATTCTTTGACGGACACGTGGAGGACGGGGACGGCAAAGCCCATTACCCCATCAAATTCACCATCGTCTGGGACGGATGCCCTGAAGCCGTGGAGATCATTAAAACCATCAACTAACATCCGGGGCCTCCGTAATCCGGCCCGACAGCGCTTCGCCAAGCTCGTCGCGCAACGCTTCGGCCTCGGAACGATCCAGAGGAACAACGAGGTTCCCCACAGAACCGGCACGAGAGAACTCGACGAAGAACACATCAGGGCAATGCGCCAGACAGCTCACATGCACCGACACACGTTCCACGCCAGCCATCACGCCACCTCCAAGGGCTCTCGGCCAAGAAGCGAGTCCACGGACACATCGAAGAAATCGGCGATACGAGAAACGTCGCGAAGCGTGAAGCAGTTGCCGGAAAGTTTTTGCGACACGGCGGAAGTCGTGAAGCCAAGATAGTTGGCCAATTCGGTACGAGTAATTGTGTGAGACCTCAGTAGGAGGTCTACATTTCGTGCCGTGCCTTCAAGATTTTTAGTCAT